AATTGGTTGACAAAGATGGTAATAACATTGAGGAAACTAAGAAAAAGGGTAAGACTAAAGATCCATTGGCTCATATACCTAGCTACCTCAATATTACTCAAGAACAAGTAAATGAATTCACAACAATGTGGAATCAAGATTTTAATGAAGGAGAATTTTAAGTAATGACACAAACGAAGTTTGCTAAGAAAATCGGAGATTTGAATTAATGGCATGGCATAATCTAAAGGGTTTTGTTAACTACGCTCAGGTTTATGAGCCTGATGACTTTATGGGTGATCGCCGTTGGAAGTTGAACTGGACTCCATTTGATGATCGAGAATGGGCTAAGTTTGAAGCAATTGGACTTGGTATTACACCAAAAGAAGATAACGAAGGTCGTAAGTTTGTCACCTTCCGTCGTCCTGTTTCTAAGCTATTTCCTCGTGATGATGAGAGGACTTATTTTACCCCACCTAAGATCACAGGTGCTGTCAATGTCTCGTATGTCAATGAAGATACTAATGAAGAACTTCAGAGTTATATGAAGTCTTCTGGTGTCAAGATCAAGACAATTGGTGATCAGATTCTGATTGGTAATGGTTCAGTTTGTATTGTAGGGATTACATCTTATAATGCCAAGGAGACTAAGGGCCATCGATTGATGAATCTCAATGTTCTCGATCTAGTAGAGTTTAATCCTGAGGGTCCTAAGAGTCAGACAGGATTGACACAGACTGAAAAGAAGATTGCAGAAGAACAGGGATCAGTAGCTAAGACGGAGGCTAAGAAAGACAAGAAAACCACAGTTCATGAGGATATGAATGACTCCGTCCCCTGGTAAATTTACTATCGTAGAATTCGACAAAGATTATAAAGTAGTAACAGGAACAGCAGTGAAGAAGTTTAATTCTCTTGAGGAAGCTGAAGAATACTGTAAAAAAGAATCTTGGTCGGGGTATTACTATTTCGTGGAAAATTTGAATGATAGTCGGTGATATTATGATTGATACAAATCTATGGAAGACTAGGATTGGAGGGTGGTTGACAAAGTCATGGGGCGAATCCGTTCGCTTCTTCACTACCATCTTCTCTGCCCTTCGTCCTGAAGACTATGTTATCTTTGGATTGATTCTTATTCTAATTTGGAGTCATTTTTGATGATTGATATTTCACAATACAAAGAAATCGTAGTCTCTTACGATATTGATCTTCTTTTGGTAGAAGTTGATGGACTAGACAAGGATGACTTCTGGCATTCCATTCTGATCCAAGATGATCTTAATGATCCAGAAGAGTATGCCTATGGAGTCTTTGATGTTCTTTCTAAACTCTATCCTGGTATTCCTATTTCAATCCAACTAGAGGATAAGCTTGAGGATGAAGATTGAGACTCTTGATTGATGCAGACCTTCTGGCTTACACTGCTGCCTTTTCTAATGAAGTAGCTGAAGAAGATGAAGATGGATACTGGACTTGGAAATGTAAACTCCAAGATGTAAAGGAATCAATCTTCTGGGGTATCCATAATGCAATGGAGATGACAAAGTCTGATAGATACTCTCTCTGTTTGTCTGACACCAAGAACTTCAGAAAGTCTATCCTCAAGACATATAAAGAAAAGCGTAAGAAAGTCAAACGACCTGTAGTCCTTAAACCGATTAGAGAATGGTTGATTTCAGAACTAGGAGCTATAGTCTACCCAGAGCTTGAAGGTGATGATGTAATGGGGATTCTACATACTGACCCTAATAAGACAGAAGATACTCTGATTTACTCTAAAGACAAAGACATGAAGACTATACAGGGTAAACTGTGGTCTCAAGGTAAGATTGTAGAAATCTCTAAAAAGGAAGCAGAGTTTAATCACTATCTGCAAACCCTCTGTGGTGACCAGACAGACGGATACGTAGGTATCCCTGGTATAGGACCAGCCAAAGCTAAGAAAGCTCTCAGTGACAATCCTCATTGGAATACAGTGGTATCTATGTATGAAGCTAACAAGCTCTCCGAAAAGGATGCCCTAATTCAGGCTCGTGTAGCTAAGATTCTAGATCATTCACTTTGGAATAAAGATAAGATGACTTATAGATTATGGGAGCCTAATAGGGCAAATGAGATATGATAGATTAGCTTTTGAGAGTACAGGGACATCAAGAATTTGGCTACCTCATCTTCTTGATTTCGCAGATTCCAGGATGCTCAAACTCAAAGGGTGTGAATACGACCATATTCATGTCAGTTTAGATGATGCAAATAAAATAAGGTTAGAGTTTGCGTATCAATCTGGCCTAAAGTATAAGGAGGTCTCGTATATCATACGATAAAGAAAAAGCTCGATGGTATAGAATCAAAAAGACATATGGATTATCAAAAGAAGACTACGAAAGCCTTGACCTAGGATATTGTCCTATCTGTCTTAAGAAATGGTCTGAAAAGACTAGACCTTGTGTCGAACATAATCATGTCTCAAAACAGGTTAGAGGTATTTGCTGCATGTACTGCAATCTAAGGATTATCGGACGACATCGTGATCCTGAATTGATTCTCCGATTGTATCAATACCTATCCAAACCTGATACTGGTTTTCTTGTCCCGTCGGTCAAAAAGAAGAAACGCAAAGGGAAAGTAATGAAGATTAAGGAAACACGAAAAGATATTTTTGATGCGTAAATTCATAATTTTCGGAGATGCACATGCATGTCCAGAGGAATCAAATGAGCGAGCAGATTACCTAGCAGCACTGATTATCGAAGAGAAACCGGATGTGGTCGTAGACCTAGGTGATGGTATCGACTTTGGGTCATTGAGTTCCTACGACAAAGGAAAGAGGTCATTTCATGGAAGGTCTTATAAGGCTGATATTGAAAGTTATCTTGATTTTCAAGAACGTGTTTGGGAACCTGTCAAGGCTCGTAAAAAGAAGCTTCCGTACTCAGTCCGATTGATAGGTAATCATGAACAACGTGTAGAACGAGCCCTAGACCTCAGTCCTGAATTAAGTGGAACAATTGGCATCCATGACCTAAAACTAGAAGATTACTATGATGAGATTGTCCCATACAATGGTGGTTCTCCGGGTATTATCGAAATTGATGGGATTCTGTTTTCGCATTTTTTCCCAACAGGTGTCTCTGGTCGTCCAATTTCTGGGGAGCGCCCTGCTCATATGCTACTCGATAAGACAGGTCATTCTTGTGTTGCTGGTCATATCCATGTTCTCGACTATGCATGTAGAAAGAGTGTTTCTGGACGTACTCGGATGGGATTGATTAACGGAACCTATTCGACACATATCCCACAATGGGCGGGGACTATTGGTCAACTTTGGAAGCCTGGGTTGAGTATTCTTCATGATGTTCATGATGGCCAGTATGATTTTGAGTTTGTCTCTCTCGATAGAATGAAGCGGATGTATGGATGACACTTAGAGTAATTCTTCAGATTGTACCCTTTGGTGATGAAAGTCAGGTTAGAGAAATTGGTCGATTGAATATCAGTAATGTCTCTCATAAAGAGAATAAAGGAATTACTAAAGAAGTCGGAATGAATCGATATGTAGTAGAGGTCGATGACTATAAGAACTACACAGAAGAGACACCTAGAGTATACCATTACAGAGATCAAGGTGCTTGGAAACTAGTTCAGATTGCATTGAATAAATTGAAATTGTGAGTTTTGAATTGAGTGACGAACTGACTAAGATCGAAAGGTCTAAGAATCGTAAAAGGAATTTTATCGCCAAGTCTCTAAGAGATCAAGGTGATAGAAAAGGTGCATTTAAACTTCGTGTCGTTAACCCTAAAAAGGGAGAATACAAGAGGGAAAGGATTAATGTGAAGGATATCAATGATGAGTTTGAAGAAGAAAATTGAGGTTGTTATTAACAGGGAACTACAAGACAGAACATTTGAAGATATCCTATATGATTTCGATCTGGAACCAGATGATGTATTCTTCCTCTTGTTTCGACTAGGTTATATCGATCAAGATTTGTTTGAGAGGCTTTATGAACAAGAGTAATTCTCAGGTCTCTCTTTATCTTGGAGATTGTTTGGAAATAATGCCGAATATTCCAAGTGGTAGTATAGATATGATTTTGTGTGATTTACCTTATGGGACGACGCAAAATAAGTGGGACTCAGTCTTGCCGCTTGATGAGTTGTGGAAACAATATTGGAGGATCGTAAAAAGAAACGGAGCAGTTGTTTTAACTGCTCAATGCCCATTCGATAAGATTCTCGGCATATCGTGTTTGAAATGGCTAAAATACGAATGGATTTGGCATAAATCCAAAGCTACAGGACATCTAAACACTTGGAAGCAGCCATTGAAGAATCACGAAAATGTTCTGGTGTTTTACAGAGAACAGTGCGTTTACAACCCTCAAGGAATAAATAAAAAAGAAATTCCAACCATAAGAAAAGGTGGTTATAGCACTAGTACTAATTACGGAAAGCACGACAAGGACACCATTCAAGAATATGGAAATTTTCCAAAATCTGTGATTCAATTTAAGTCAGAAAGCTCAACCCAGCATCCCACTCAAAAACCTATAGCCCTCATGGAATATTTGATTCGAACCTACACCAATGAGGGTGAAACGGTGATGGACAATACAATGGGGAGTGGAACAACTGGTGTTGCATGTATTAATACTGGACGAAAGTTTATCGGTATCGAAATGAATGAGGGGTACTTCGATATAGCAGTTAATCGTATTAACGCACCAAATTTGGTGGGAGAATGAATACACCTTTGAATAAAATCTTTGAAGATGGTTATATTCTAGTTATAAATAAGCGTGATCTTTCTGATGTCGTAACCAACGATCTCCATTCAAAAGAAATGATGGAGGAGAAGTATTCTGTCAATATTGATGAAATGGAAGTCAATGAGGATGACACTCTAGAACTCCATGTTTCAGTCTATAGCGAAAGGTTTCATTAATGGGTCATTATGATAGTTGTTATGAAGAAGATTATGCTAGGAAGAAAGATCAACAGTACGAGAGAATTTCTAAGATGGGAATTCCTATGAAGTGTAAACATGAATATATTGAACTTGAAAATCAATTCGGAAGATCGAAAGCAGAAGCAATTTTTGATTTTCTAGAGGCTTATCATAATGGCTGAAATCTATGTGATTTCCGATACCCATATCAATCACTCAAATATTATTAAATATTGTAATCGTCCATTTAAAAACTCCAAGGAAATGGATGAGTTTATGATCGAGAAGTGGAATTCAGTAGTAAAACCCCAAGACAAAGTTTATCATCTTGGTGATGTCTACATGGGTTCTGATCGAAGATATATCTCTTCTGTTCTACATTCTCTGAATGGTCATAAAAGATTGATTGTAGGAAATCATGACAATGTGAAACAACCAGAGTTGTTTAATAACTTTGAAAAGATCAATATGTGGAGGATGTTCCCTGAATTTGGACTCCTGTTGACACATGTTCCTGTTCATAAGTCTACTCTTCGGAGGAATCCATTAGCTGAAGATGCTTATGACCTATTGAATATTCATGGACATATTCATCAAAATCCTTCCCCTGAAGGCCCATACCAATGTGTCTGTGTCGAACAGATTAATTACACCCCTGTTAATATCGAAGAACTAAGGATTCGTTAAATGAACTTTATTAAGAATACCATTGTAGCTTTTACGACCATGATCTCACTAGCTACATTTACTCCCGCTATGGCCCTCGATAACAAACTGATGGAAGTCATCAAGGCTGTACCTCAGATCAATGAGAATTGTTCTGCTTCTGTAATCTATTCTGATCGAGATAAGAAGTCAGGTGATGCAAGGACTGTCCTATTGACTGCCAAGCATTGTGTCCAAGGTGTTGAGAAGACTCAGATGGTTGTAGACTTCTTCGAATACCAGAAGAATCGAGTCGTTAAGAAGAATCGATACATCGGTCATGTTCTTGGAACTTACTACAAGGCTGATCTTGCTCTCATCGAACTAGATGACAAGAAGACTGTACTAGATAATGTAAACAAGATTGCTAAGACTGAATATACTCTTTCTCTAGGTGATGATGTAGTAACTATTGGTTATCCTCTCGGTATGGGTATTAACTTCACCAAGGGTAATTTTATGTCAGTCTTTCGAGACCCTAATTTTGCTGACCAGGATTTGTATCATGCGACTCCAGATATTGGACCGGGTAACTCTGGTGGTGCTTTGATGCATCGATTGGAGGATGGAACCTATGAACAGGTAGGTGTTACCTTTGCTGTCATTCCAGGTTATCCCTTTACTGGTGTTTACACTGGACTAATTGACATTCAGGATTATCTCAAGACTGCTCTCCCTGAAGCTATCGGTGAAGTCAAGGTAGATAACACTATCGTATCTCCTGTAGGTCATTGATAATGATTCCTGCTGATGCTCCGCACTATACTCTCCAATACCTACCGTTCTTTACGATGGGTATTGGCCTCTTGATGACAGCTTTTGTAGTAGCATTTCTAGTGATGCAGTTTAGGCATATCGATGACGATTAAAGTAAAAATCGTAGGAAAGACAGTACCTCTGATTGAAGGAGTTTCATCTTTGGGAGATTTCATAGCTTATCAAGCTAGGGTCTCTAATCCAAAGAGTCAAACAGAAGGTAAGAACAATAAACAATTGATTGATTATCTCAAGAGGAACCGACACTGGTCTACTTTTGACATGGTCAATATTCAGATTGAAATTGAAGCACCTAGGGATATTTCTCGTCAGGTGCTTCGTCATTCTTCTGCTAAGTTTCAAGAGTTTTCTCAGAGATATGCAGAAGTAACTTCTGATATGTTTGTCGTTCGAGAACTTAGACGACAAGATGACAAGAACAGACAGAATTCGATTGATGATTTTTCTCAAGAGGAAAAACATAGATTTGAGAATGACTGCCATGAAGTAATTGAATACTGCAAGTACATGTATAATCTCTGGCTTAAACGTGGGGCCGCCAAGGAATGTGCTCGTGTATTCCTTCCTGAAGGACTAACTATGAGTCGATTATATATGAATGGTACTGTAAGGACTTGGATGCATTACCTTGATGTACGAGAAGGGAATGGAACCCAGAAAGAACATCAAGAAGTAGCCACGTTGATTCGTCAAACATTGCATGAAGAGGAGCCTGATCTATTTTGACTGATTTTGTAATCTATACACGTAATAAACCCTTTTGTCCTTTTTGTCGTGATCTTAAAGAACTCCTAGAATCGAAGGGTATTGACTTCGTGGAGTATGATCTTGATGATGAAGGTATTCGAGAGTTCTTCTCGGAAAGGGGTCATAGGACTGTCCCTCAGGTTTATTACAAAGGAGTATCTTTGGGTGGACTGAATGCAACTTTTGAATTCCTGAATAATGGGAAACTTTGAATATAAAATGGCGGCTGTAATTCATGTCAATCACAATCATACAACTGGTCCATATAAAATACCTGAAGATGTGGCTTTGATGATTGAATTTACATGTATAAGTTTCCTGGTAGTTTGTTTATTACAATTATGGAATGGGAGAAAAGATTATTAAATGACAGACAATGATTTTATTATAGCAATTCAAAGTCTAGTAGAAAGGGGTCTCGACAGGGGTTGGGATTTCCAAAAGATCACAGACTTGTTTGAGATTGCACTAGACGAAATCGAAGAAGAATTGGAATTGTCTGAATGACATTGGATGAATATCAAGACTTCGTAAAGACATGTCCTACGTTTGATGATCCTGCTCTCGTAATGCTCCTTGAAGCAGGGGAAGCTATCCAACATGTCCTTAAAGATCGACGTGGAGGAACTCGTCGTAAGCCAGTAGATAGAGATAAGTTAGCTGAAGAATTGGGCGACGCAGGGTGGGGCCTAGTAAAGGTAGCTTCTGAATACGGACTGTCATTCCAGAGTATCCTAGAAGGTAATGTAGCCAAGTTGACAGGAAGACACTTTTGAGAATCCCCTATAACATATCTCAGATGTCCACAAGAGCCTTGATGGATCGATTGAATGATCTCTATGACATGATGAGTTCTCAAGATTATATTATCTATGGAGGAGATTGGATCAGAGAAGATATTTGGGACATAGAACAAGAACTCAAGAGACGAAACGTAGTTTCTCAGGGCGCTAACGCTAAACGTGGTGTAACAATAACAGTATGAAGAAATCTCTTATCGATAAGATCAAACTTCTGACTGAACTGACATGTCAAGATCATCATAAACAGGTGGATGGTTATTATTCTATCGAAGCTACATATAATGCTTGGTCCGATAAGATTGAGTACGTTCCTGGACATGACGGCTATATCTGGGAAGTCCAAGACGCTGTATATGATACGTACGAAAAAGCAGAAAGTGATCTTGAAAGACAAGTCTCCGAACAGATTGAAAAAGAATTCAAATGGGCTGAAGATAACTTAAAAGACTCGACACTGAGCGAAAGTTGGGAGTTTTATACACCTTTGGACTCTAGAGAATCTATCGATAAATATAAGAAACAGTATGAGGAGTTGAATTGAACGAACAAATAAAAAGAACTTATGGACCTCGACTTGCATTGTCTCAAGAGATTCATCAACAGAAGTACAGGTTGACTGGTGAATCATTCGAAAGGGCAATGACACGAATTGCAAACCATCTTAAGGATGGTAACGATCATTTTAATTCATTCCGTGATATTCTACTGAATATGAGATTTCTTCCAGCAGGACGAGTTCAGTCTGCTGTAGGATCACCACGAGAGGTTACAGCATACAATTGTTTTGTCAGTGGTCAGATTGATGATTCTATGGAGAGTATCATGAAACGGGCTACAGAGGCTGCTGAAACGATGAGACGTGGGGGTGGCATCGGGTATGACTTCTCTAGGATTCGTCCACGTGGGACGCTTATAGGCACCTTAGAATCGAAAGCCTCTGGTCCTGTATCATTTATGAATATCTATGATGCTATTTGCCATACGATTGCTTCTGCTGGTCACCGTCGTGGTGCTCAAATGGGAGTTCTTCGAGTAGACCATCCTGATATCGAAGAGTTCATTAGAGCTAAGAATAATGGACAGAGGTTGACAGGGTTCAATATTTCAGTTGGTATTACCGATGAATTTATGAACTGTGTTGTTAATGGTACTAGATTCCCGTTGAAATGGAACGGTCAGATTTACAAGTATATCAATGCTTCTAATCTCTGGGAAGAGATCATGAGGAGTACTTGGGATTGGGCAGAACCAGGTGTTCTGTTTATCGACCGTATTAATGAGATGAATAATCTCTGGTATTGTGAGCTTATTGAAGCTACGAATCCTTAAACTTACATGAGGATTTAAAACTCTTTCTGATTGACTTGGAAGTCTGTGACAAGACGACAGGGCGCAAGCGTAATGGCAGCGTGAGAGACTAAGCGAAAGAGGCTCGAAAGAGTATGCGATAGTCCAGCGCACACTAGGTAAGTCACTGTATCCCTAGAGTGTGAGGTGGAGAACAACCTTTGCCCCCATATGGAGCATGTCTTCTTGGGTCATTTAATACTGTAAAATATGTAGACAATAAACGATTTAACTTCGATCAATTTATTTCTGATATCTATCCTGTTGTCAGGGGTATGGATAACATCATTGATAGGACTAACTATCCTCTATCTGAACAAGAAACTGAAGCCAAGAATAAGCGTCGTATGGGTCTTGGGGTGACAGGTATCGCTAATGCTTCTGAAGCTTGTGGATATCAATACGGCTCTGAGCAATATCTTAAATTCCAAGCTAAGGTTTTGAAAACTCTTAGAGACCATACATATCGAGCTTCTATTGAACTTTCGAAAGAAAAGGGGTCATTCCCTCTGTTCGATAGAGATAAGTATCTACAAGGTGGATTCATTAAGACTCTACCCAAGGATATTCGAGACGATATTTATGAACATGGAATTCGAAACTCTCATCTAACGAGTATTGCACCTACTGGTACTATCTCATTGACAGCAGATAATGTCTCTTCTGGTATTGAACCTCCGTTCCTACTTGAATATGACAGGACTATTCAAACTTTCGATGGCCCTCGAATTGAAAGGGTGCAAGACTATAGTGTTCGTCATTTTGGTATCAAGCCTCTGACAGCGAATGAAATCCCTGCTGATATTCACGTTTCAGTTCTTGCTAATGCTCAGAAGTATGTAGACTCTGCTGTGTCTAAAACTTGTAATGTTGGTGACACAGTAGAATTTGATGATTTCAAGAATCTCTATATGGATGCTTGGATTCAAGGTTGTAAGGGTATCACTACTTTTAGGGCTGCTGGGAAGCGCTATGGAATCTTGAATGCTGTAGATTCGACTAAGAATGAAGAACCTGAAGACACATTTGATTATCAATCGGCTGAAGCATGTTTTATTGACGCTTCGACAGGGGAAAGGTCCTGTGAAATTTAATGTCTAAGAAGATATTTTTTGAAACATTCCTGAATAAAGATGATGCCACTTACTGGCTAGACACTATGATTGAGACTGAGGTGACAGAAGAATTCCATCTAGAAGAAGTTCGGTTGAGTTATCTGAATCATGCTTGGTCTGTATCCATCTTGATATCCAAGAAACAAGGAGAACTAGACTTCATCGGTGGTTTTGATGACTGAGGTAACTGGTGGTTCTTCTGATTATTACAAGCTTCCTGAGGGTTCAAAAGACCTTCAGGATTTGATTGAACATAAGAATATGAACTTTGCCCTAGGTAATATCTTCAAGGCTTGTTATCGATTCGGTGAGAAGAATACAGTAGATAAAAAGTACGATATTGATAAGATTCTGTGGTTTGCTGAGAGACTAAAGAAGGGATTGGAATGACAATCCTCCGTATGAGTTCAGGTCGATACGTTAATCTAGAAACTCTGAATCATGATGATATCGATGTCTATGATATTAGTAACTCTCTGAATCAGTTGAAGAGATTCGTAGGACATTATAAAGATAAAGAACCTCTGACTGTAGCACAGCATACATTCTTGGTCATGGATATTGCTAGGATTATCTATCCAAAGGATGATGAAGTCCTCTATGATTGTCTTCTCCATGATTTCGGGGAGGCTTACTATGGAGATATTCCTACTCCTGTAAAGAGTGTCCTGGGAGAAAACATCAGACCGTTCTTAAAGTATGTTGACGAGGTAATTTATGGCAAGCTATGGAGGTGCCCTACCTTACCTCGTGTCACCCCTGAGATCAAAGAAAAGACTAAATTGTGTGATCTCCTGGCTCTAGATATTGAACGAAGAGTCATATGGTCTGATCAGAGTGGTAAGGAGAACTGGCCTGAACTTCCTGTACCTCGTATGGAATGGCAATGGACACTCCGTCAGAAGAACGATATGTTCCGAAGAGTAGCTAGACATCCTTATATCAATTTAGCTAAGACTTATATGCAAATGACATATCCTAATAAGAGATTTAGGACTTAGTTCGAGACAAAAAGAAACCCCGGCAATCATTTGGATTTTCTCCTCTTGATTCCGGGGTTCTGTATTTTTAAGGTATTACACCCTCTGGGACTTTCTTGTCCTTTTCTTTATCTTTTTCAGACTTCGTATATCCAGAGATATCGATCTTGCCTGTAGCCTTTTCGATACCCTTCAATGTCTGATCTTTTGTAGTCAACAAGATAGCTGCTCTACGAGCTTCTCTCATTTCAGGAGACATACCTTTCTTAAGGTCATTCAAGATAAGATCGAAACTCTGTTGAGCAAACTTATGGTCTGTCAACATCTGACCCAACTTCTTAGCATAATCAGCATCAGGTTCTACATACTTAATGACACGAGCACCAGTACTAGAAATCTTTTGAGATACAGGATTAAGCGTCTTGAAGAGGAACCTAGTGACAAACCCGAATGCACTTTGAGCTTCACGACTCATAGGAGTACCAGAGTTGAACGGGATATTAGCCGCATGAGTTCTCTGCTGTTCAGTCAATATTGCATCGACGAAGAGTTCAAAGTTATTTAGAGCTTCTTGTTCTTTTGGGTCATCGAAGATAATCTTACCATATTGACTCCAAGAAGTGTTAGGGCTCAAGAGTTGTTTCATCTTATTAACGTTGGCTCGATTAGGGTTAGTACCCTTTCTGAGTTCATCGTCAATATGGGTCAAGTAAGCAGATTTCAACCCATCTAGAGCTTTCTGATCTCCAGACTTCTTTACCTTCTTAACGATATCTTCAATAAGATTCTCGTTGTTATCTTTACCCAAAAGGTCTTTAAAGATAGCATATCCGTTCCTTAGAGGACGAACACCATTCGGGACATCCGGGTCTTTCTGTACAAACTTCGAAAGAACAGTCCCATAGACCTCTTCTTCTTTACTCTTTGCAGACTCTTTGGCCTTTGATATAAGGTCTTTACCATAGTCTTTTGCAAACTTGAGGTCTTCTTTAACTTTCCCCTTGACTTCCGATGTAAGAGATTTGTTAGTCTTTTCTACACTTTTGAGATAATCAGAACCTTCTTTCTGAGCGTTCTTGATTACTACTTCAGCATCATCCTGTGCCAGTTTAAGAGCACTCTGAGCTTTTTCTAGCTTAAGCTTCCCACCAATAATATGATTAGCAAAGCTTTCAATCTGCTTTGTTTCTTCTGGGAAAGCTTCTTTGATTGAGACACCCTTGTCCTTCAAAGTCTTGTAAACAAGATTCATATCGACCTTTGATAGATCACCTCCATTGGCTTGAATCTGTTCAGCTATAGCTCCAGCAACTTCTCCCTTCCAGACCTTTACCAATCCTTGACGATCACCCTTATAATCAGGTGAACTCATAAAATCGATAACCTGCTTAGAAGAACCAAGATTACTATCCTTGACACCACTCTCGATTACATTCTGAGCTTTGTCAGTCACTGGATAATTAGAACCAAGGTCAATAATATTCTTTTCAGCATCTATGGTTCCTAGATGATCATGCCAGGTATCATCATAGACTCTCCAAAGTTCAGAGATAGGAGTACCCTTCATATTACGGTATTTAGCAACAGTGTACTTATAATAATCTCTGGCAGTCGTAGCGGCCTTAGCAGCTTGTTCTCCTACCGTTCCAACATTATTCTCGATAAAGGTAGGCTGATCAATTCGGATATTATTAGCTAGGCTTTCTAGAGCTTCAATCTTGACACGATTAGGCATCTGTTGAGCATACTCTTTAGAGATTTCACCAGAGATATGTGGAAGAACATCTTTGTAGAGAGTTCTGAAATCAACATCACCCTCTTCAAGACGACCGTCTATGATATCATCTACTTTACCAGAGATAAAACCATCTTTCTTGGCTTGATTGTAGAGTTCTGTAAAGGATTTAAGATCAGCAGGAACACCTTCAGGAATTGCCTCATAAAGAGCATTCTTCTTGTCTTCAATAGTCTTAACACCATTGACAATCTCTGGAAGAATCTTTTTTGTCTCGTTGATCCTGAACTTATTAGCAATATCGATACCAGAATCTTTCGACAACTGATCGATAGTCTGACCAAAAGTCTTGTCGGTATCATAAATCTTCTTTAGTTCAGTACCAAGAGATTCTACCTCAGCTTCAGCACCTTTGACTTTATTTTCAGAATCTTGAGTCACCTTAAGAATATCATCGGAGACTTTCTTCTGAGCCCTCGAAAGATTAGCATCGGTTTGTTGTTTAACAGCCGAAAGAGCTTGACGAGATTCTTGATCTACTTTACTCTTAATTACCTGAGAATTCTGTACAGCTTCAGGAACCAGTCGATTGGCTTCATTTACTTTAGAGACAGCTTCGTTAGCTAGAACACTACGAGCCTTATCGACAGATTCAAGACCTCCCTTAGATTCAATCATCTCTTGTCCGACTCTTTCGAGTTCCTGACGAGGTTGACTCTTTAAGTTTTGAAGTCCAGGAGTCTTAGACATATTCTGTCTGTCGATGTTCAAAGCAGATGTAGCAATGACATCTTGACCTTCATTATGAGCACCTTCAGCAATAGCAGCCATGGGTGAACGTTCGAGAGTAGCAGTCAAATCAGGGGTAATATTCGACAAATCTTGGACATCTTGCTTGTTAGCCTTCATCCAATTCTTAAGTCTCTGAATACCCTCTTCATCACCTATACCTAGATTCTGAAGAACATCATATGCTGCTCGTTTCTGTCGAGCGATCTCACCTCCTTTGAATGGAGAGACAGCAGCCAATGGGGCTAACAGAGAGTTCTTTACGAAAGTCAATCCTTTACCAGCAACTTCAAGACCTTTAGATGTCGGATAGACAGTAGCAAAAGCATCCATCATCTGATTCATCTTCTTGGCAAGATACTGTTGAGAGAATGTCCCATCAGGGTTTACTGGAACACCCTCAAAGATTCTGAAAGTAGCATTCTTACCGATAATCATCGTAGGATCATCAGGATTCTGAGCAGCTACACCACCAATGATACTTCCAAGTCCAGCAAGAGCTTTAGAAACTCTATCTGTCCATACGGGGATAGCTTCACCTGTTGTAGAACCCACCTTGGCACCGGCAATAGAAGCAGCAGTCAACTTGAATGCATCTTTAATCAATGCTTCATGGACTTTAGCAGCGACAGGAGGATTAGCGATATTCTGATCCAAAGTCTCAGCCCACTTGGTTCCGAACGTTTGGTCAATCATAGAAGCACCAGTCAGAATGATATTCTTTGTACCCTCACGAGCAGCGTCAGACATCAATGAGTTCTGTTTGGCGAATGGAGATGGACCCTTTAGAGAAGCATAACTAAACCAATCATACTGTCCAGGTTTAGGTACAATCGTATTATTGATTGTAGGTTCACCTTGGATCGTTCGTCCCGTAGCACTTTTGTCTAGGTAACGGTAGAATTGCCAAGGGTCAGATTTGTCATCATACATATCTGTACTAGGAACAAAGTTATCAGGGACCTTAGCCTTATCTGCATTAGGACCAGAAGCATAGAAATCATACTGTCTCTGAAGAGCTTTATCAGCTTCTTTTTTACTCTCGATTTTATCTTTATAGAGCTTATCTATTTCTGACTGATCAGACTGATTACCCTTGTACTTCTTGACAGTCTGCATCATCTGATCTTCGACAGACTGAGGTTTCTCAACCGAAGTTTCAGGATTCTGACGAAGTTTGATGTCATTTAGTCTATTAAGGGTCTCGGTATCATTCTGAGACATAGCTTGTTCTTCAAGCTGATCAATCTTAGACTTAGGAGTCTTATCAATAGGCTGAGGCTTTACAGCATCAAGGTCAGCTTGAGTAATCTGTGGACCACCTTCATATCCAGACCAATCGTTATTCCCTAGAGGAGACAATCCTTGAGGTTGTGTCTGATCTTGATTAGCTAGGGGTGCAGATTTATACCAATCATCATTAGAGTTATTGCTTTGTGGAGTCTCAGCCAAAGGAGCAGATTCCCACCAATTCTTCTCGGCCATATTGACTCCTTACGGCTTGATTCGGATACTTCCATCAGGTGCTATAAAGGTAGTACCAGAAGGTAGTTTATCGAACTCTTCTTTGGAATTCACTTTGATCTGTTGAGGTTGAATTACGGGTTGATCCTGCGGGATGTTAATCGTATTCGCTACAGTATTAGAAGACACAGACTTAAGAATCTGATTCAATCGAAGTTTATCTTGATCTGGCAAATCCATCTGCATAATATCATCACCGATACGAGATACTTCAAGACCAGTCTTAACTTGACCACCCAATCGAGCAGTAATATCAGAATTGGTCTTCTCAACTACGTCCTTTGTACTACGGCGATTGGATTCAACCTTCAACCAAATATTCGACAGAGCAGACTTAATCTGATTACCTACAATTTCAGGTGTATCACCATTGATCATGGTCATGAATCTCTGGGTTTCTTTATCAGACAATCCCTGACCCTTCTGACCATAAGCAGCAGCAAGATCATAAGCCAGAGCAGAGCGCATAGCAGTATAGAGTGCTCGATCTTCTGCAAGGCTCTTACCCTGTGAATTCAGAAGCATATCATTGATTTCACTCTTATAGGCTGCTACCTTTTCTTTAATAGCATCTGGATCAGCATTAGGATCACCAAGGTCTTTCTCGATGCTCTGACCCAAAGAGCCAAGATTCCTAAACAAATCAAGAGAAGCACCAAGTTCATTCTGTGTCGTATTCAAAAGAGTAGTCAGAGAGGCTACTTTAGTTGCAGCAGCAGGATTCCTTTGAAGAATCTGTTGCATCTTATCGGCAGTACCAAGAGCACCAATAAAGGAAGTCTTCTGAGTATTATAATCTTTTACACGAGACTCGAATTTATCATTGGCATCTTTAAGATATTTAGCCGTATCATCATCGATTTGTGTCGTAGCAGACGTAACCAACTGAGGTTTATTAGGGTCTTGCATATTAAACAGATGCATCTGACCATCATCACCCGGCATCATCTGACCATTGAACCAAGATTTAATAGTACCGTCTTTATTCAGAGCCAGATAACGCTGTTGTGTCGTAGGTACAGGCTTAGATAGGTTTATCGCCATCGTAGAGGCTCTGTAGCGAGCTTGAAGGTCTTTGACCAACCCAGGGTCACCCTTACCCTGAGACATGTCGTCCTGAGCCTTCTGGAGCTTGTAAATCAATACATTAAGAGGCTCCATCTTCTGTTCAATAACAGGCTTGACGTATTTGTAACCTGTCTGCGTAGAATCCGGCATGATATTAGAATTAGCATTACCGTCATCATCGAAGAGATCAGGAGCAAACTTACGAATCTTTTCGTCAGTCTTAGAGAATAGTTCTTGATCTCTCTGTCTACGAGGGTCAATATTATTCTGAGTAACCTGATTTTGAATCTTCTGATTAGTAACAGTATCCGAATTCAATTGTCCAGGAATCTGAGGAACTCTAGCAGGGTCAGCACCAACGACAGCAGGATTACCATTGACATCAGTGACACCCAACGGAACCTTCATCTGTGTCTGAGGAACCTGAAGATCAGGATTAGCTGTCTTGACAGTAATATCCTGAGTGGACTTATTATCCTTTACAAACTGACCCTTGTTATACATTTCCATGATCTGCTGAGGGGTAAATCCACCTCGTAGAAGCTGAATAGAATAATTACCAAACTGAGGATCATTCGCCATCTCACCAAGGGATTTAGCAGACTTAATCAACTCTTCATCTTTCAGCTTCTGTTCATCGCGCAATGACTTCTGCTTCTGAAGACTCTGAAGACGATACTGAAGAGAGAGTTCATCCTCTTTATCAGCCTTATCCTGTGCTCTATCGAGTTGTCCTTTAAGACCTTGAGCAAAGCCAGTTACAAATCCAGCGAATCCGGGTGAGGTCATTCCTTGGTATCCTTATTATTTCCTGTACTACTCTGCATCTGAGCAAATCCTTGTGACATCAAATCACTTGATCCAGAATCCTGAGATTCAGAAGTCTCAGTCTGTTCTTCAGCTTGAGGCTCAGCACCTTCAGGTGGTGTATTAGGAACGGGTTTATTCGGTTGGATAGGACTTGCTGAATTAACTGATTTAATCATATCCGCTGTACCTTTATAGAATACACCAGTATTAAACGAGTTATCTTCTTCAATACCGAGATCATAATCTACATCAAAAAGATCACACATCATCTCGACGATTTTGCAGAATGGACCTGCTAGAAGAAGAGCCGTATCAACAGTCCATTTCCCCTGAGCTATACCTTCCATACAAATCATCTGAGCAATTCTGAGAAGAGGAATACCTGCTTCAGCCAAAGAAACAAGTCCATGAGAGACTTTAGGATCAGTCAACTTGACACTCATCTTGTCGAGAGCATCTTGAGGATTCTTATACTCAGGAGGCTGATGCCAAGGGTAATTCTTTGTATCCGAAGTATAATTCTCACCTGGGATCGGCATACTACCGTCTGGGAACATTGCTGGCATACCTTATCACCTCTTTCCCTTATCGACAAATCCGATACCATTATTATCAGACGGATTATTATCTTTGTTCTCTGATTTCAGCGAAGATTTAGTTTCTTTTTCTTGCTTCAGTGTGTCAAAACTCTTGTCGATTGTCTTAGAAACATCCTTTGGTTTATCCTTTGCAGGATTCATATCAAGAGAATCTTCCATATCTTTCTGAACTGCTATTTCTGAATTCTTCTTTTTGACTCTTGGTTTACCATTCAGTACGGTATCATGCATCTTATCGAGAGTCCCATGATCATATCCGAATTTCTTTTTACCACTCTTGTTTATGGCATCAAATCCATAACCATCGTAGTATTTCTGAACTGCTCGTTTAAATGCTTCATTGAGGTCCATTTAGAATTCCTTAGAAAAGTTTACCAATAAGATTTGAGAACGTACTAGAACCGACAAAAGAACCAGCCAATAGGCCAAGAGATTGCATCATAGAGGAATTCATCTGATTATCACCCTGAAGAGATACGATTGCCAATTGATTACGTCTATCAATATCAGATTCAGAACTCTTCCATGCGTAATCAAGAAGTGCATCAGAACGATCCCAAACTTGATTCAATTGATTGACAGACAGATCAGTCATGTTCTTTACGTCTGTAGTCTGAGCTTCGAATTCCTGTTGATCTTCCTGGAGTTGCACTTCCTGACGCCACTTAGCATTAGCAATATCGATATTGTATTGCATCTCTTTCTCGAATTTATCACGAGAATCAGCCATAGTGGCATTAAACTTTTGAGCATCAAGATTCTGAGATGAATTGTACTGTTTGATCTGAGTATTCAAAGAATCATAGAATTTATCACGGTCTGTCTGATCCTGAGCAGTAAACAATCTTTCAGCATTCTGAGCTTTAGTATCCTCTAGGATACTCTGAACTCTAGCAGCATTGTTGATAACTCTAGACTGCTGTTCATTCGAGAGGTTTGACATATCCATATCGAGGAGATTCTTCGAATTTTGGATAGCAGCAGCCATACGATTATCGACATTAGTTTGCTCAAACTTAGCTAATGTGTTAGCCGTATTGATGACTGACTGTTGACGATTATCCAGATTCTGAAGTGTCAATGTCTGGAAGAACTGAGAATCAGCCTGAGCAATCGGAATCGAAGCTTCGAGAAGAGCTTGAGACATAGCAGCCGTCGCAGCAGTACCTGACATACCCTTAAAGGCAGCAATCTTAGAGACGTTACGAGCCGTAGCAGCAGCCCAAGAAGGAATCTTAGGTTCACCAGTCGTAGGATCGACGAACTGATTCTGAAGAATTTCAAGCTGACCTTGAAGAGTAGCTTTAGAGTCTACGTAATTACCATCACCCAACTGTTGAGCCAGTAGCTTACCAGATACCGTACTAGTATCAATGATATTCGACATATCAACAGCAGCATACTTACTGAGTGCCTTACCGACTTCATTGATTGTACCATCAGCATTGACACCCGTGGCGATACCCTTAGTATCTACCTGAGGGACCTGACTAGGATCAATCAAAGAATTACTAGCATCACCTTGAGCAGCAGTCATATCCTGCTGGGCCACACCTTTCTGAGATGTAGCAACATTATAACCCTTAGCATTCTTTTCTTTTACATTCTTAACTTCTTTAGGGTCTACAGAATATTTTGTAGGATTCATTTTATATTTGTTAGCTGAACCATTGATAAGTCCAGCCTGAGTCATATTCTTGATATCACCTTTAGAATCCAGACGGTCAGAGAGCATCATAGATTCATTGGTTTTAGTATTCGGATTGTCTCCTGTAAACCCAAGACTAGGATTAGTGATCAGATTACTTGCGTAATCAACGATATTCATCTGACCAGTTTTAGGGTTAGGTGCTCCAGGGGTAATGGTTAGATCAGTTCCTGTGTCGGTTTTACCACCTCCACCTCCGTCGTGATGTTTAGGTTTAAAACCAGAATCATCTTGGTAACCTTTACCACCTCCACCTCCGTCGTGAGGTTTAGGTTTAAAACCAGAATCATCTTGGTAACCTTTACCATTAGTGTCATCGAGAACAGTACCAGGAGGGGCTGGTGGAGGGGTATTAATATCATGTTTTGTAGAAGTATCTGTAGCAGGCGTGTTAAGTTTCAGGGGGTTTTTCTTACTACCATTTGTAGAAGTATCTGTAGCAGGTGTGTTAAGTTTCAGAGGGTTTTTCTTACTACCATTATCCCCACCTTCATTTTTCTTTTTCTGAGAGGCTACCTGTGCTTGAGCCTGCTGTTGTAGCTGAAGAGCATAATCATCTTGAGTAGCCATATTTTATCCTTTTAGGTTAAAGCTTTTTACCTACCGGAGTAGTAGTCATTTTACGAAGTACTAGATTTACGATAACGAGCGCTCCAGCATAGTACTTCATATAACCATCAGGTACTAGACCTTGAATACTCGGATCGTTCATCACCTGCCCTACAATATCCATAAGAATAGGAATCGAGGCGACGAGGTTAAAACCGATAGTCTTCCAACCTTTAATAATACCCATTTTATTCAACTCCATAACCAAGTTTCAACAAATCAGTGTCGTAAGCTTTAGCATAACCAGCTATAAGTTCTTTCTTATCGACACCATTGATAATTCTTCGAGCATCTTCGAAATTAGAATGCTTTAGGTCGATATAATCTGATAATTTCTTACCAGTGAACCAACCCTCAATCATACCAAGAACAATGATCTTTGCAGATGCTACAGGGTCCATAACAGAGTCAGGATTATTGATAGCATCAATCCCAAGTTCGTCCTTAGCCTTCTGATAATTTGCTTGCCAAGTCAACTGTACGAAACCCCGACCATACCAAGGGTAATATCTAAGATGAGATCGACGCCATGATTCAGACAACCAATAAGCTTCCTTAACAGGCTTCATAGTATGAGCAGTCTCATGATAAGCTGTAGCTAGAATATAAGCCAACTGATTCCGAAGGACGTTACGAGCCTTAGCTTCATTGATGATTAGCTGTGTAAATCCGAGGCTCATATTCATTCGCAGTCACTCCGTTCAATATTAAGGTTCATATTTAACTCCAATATGAGTCATCGGTATAATTTTGAGGAAATTCTTCAAGAGCTTTGATCTCCCATGATTTCTGATACAAAGAAGATACATAGGATGTCGCCCCTTGCCACAGAGAGACGATCTGGAGAGGGTTAAGCTCATGGTCTACATTAAGACTATCCCTAAACTTAGTGAGCGTCTGTGTGTCTCCTAGACCGATTCTGAGAGATGCACCGAAAGCCAATGAATCAAGGTTATCTCTGTTAACCTGATCACCCTTGAGATAAATACCATTGAAGTCTTTACCTACTAAGATTCGTCTAGCTCTTTCATCATTAACCATATCGTCTTGAAGTCTCTTAAGTTTCGTTAGAGCTTCAGTTTTAATCTGATCTATTTCTTCTTGAGTACCTGTAGGGCCTAAGATGTATTTCCAATGCCAATTATCACCAATCTGTTCTACACCATCTCGAACAGCATACTGCCAGAATTCCCCTGTAGGCTGAGCACCCTCAAAGATAACATCAGCCTCGAAATCATTAAGAATATCAGATGTAATCATATTTGGAAAACTGGTATTGCTATATCTTTGTCTGAATTCATATTCAGTTAGGATTTCTCCTGTTCTTAATCTAATATCCATAAGAAACCTTTCGTTAAGCTATGGCCCAAAAGAGGAAGGAACCTCCGTTAGCGTTCAATGCAGCGGGGGCTGTGGAGGAGAGTTCAAAACCAGGAGAATATGGGTCTATGTAGTCGTTTCCAGAGACTTCGGCAGCAGTTGAGTTGAACAGCAAATAAGGATCATTTCCCGAGATGAGACCTCTTGTAGTATCCCAATAGTACCAGTCCCCGGTGCTATCTAGTCGCTTGATCATCACGAAGCGAGCACCTGCGGAGAAACCGCAGTTGATGGAATTCGTTGTCCCAGTCCCTGTGTACGTACCGATCTTGGAAACGCCCGGCGCTGTTGCGAACAGGTACGCTATATAATTTCCGCCCGACGCATTCATTCCTACGTTTGTTCCTACTGTGAACACTGAACTCGTAGGACTAGTATTGTTCCATGCTGTCGAGTCAATAATCTGTGCCCCAGTCGAGAAGTCGTCGTAAGCTGTATTGTCACCCCAGAAAAGCTTCCAACTCACGTTACCATCGTAGCGTTTGATGATCATCATTTCGGGGATGACACCAAGATTGTGAGAGACCGTGCGGTTTGTCCCAGTCCCCGAGTAGGTGACCTTATCGAAAAATCCTCTTGCCTCCTTGAACATGTAGTTCACGTAAGTGGCGGTATTGGTGTTCACCGATCCAGCGGTAGCATCGGGCCCGAACGTGACGCCATCCTGATTAAACCCGGTTATCACGTCAGTAAGTATCGTCAGGTCTGAAATGCTGTCAGACGTAATCTGAGACGCGGTCCCTCTTAGCCTGTCTTGCCAATTGTGCTTGTTGATCGCGCTGCGCTTTTTGGAGATTACCAAATCAGGAGGGAAGCCCACACCCGTGATAGACCGTGTAGCGCCCGTCCCTGTGCTGGCGTTGATGGCGAATACCTTTGTCGCATCCGTAGGAATACGCATAAAGCCTTTGCGAATGACCATGTAGATGTATTTGGTACTAACAGCCCCGATGAAGGTGAACCCCGTAGAGGTCGGATTACCGCGAGATGTACTAGTCTCCGCCGTGGTCGCGTCCGGATACAGTTCTTTGTCGGATGTTCCTAGATCCCATCCACGGCCAGCGTCCAAGTTTATCCAATCTCCTGTCGTGGAGGTCGGCTTGAACATACCAAATTGAGGTTCCCAGCCAATAGACGATACTGTTGCACTCCCAGAACCATCAGTCGTAAATGTTCCACATTGAACAATCCCATCCGTAGCACTGTCATGTGCCCAAAGATAAGCAATATAAGTAACTCCATTAGAATTTACATATGCATTATTACCTATCGTAAATAAAGATGAAGTTGGGTCATAAGCAAGAGTATTATTACCAAAATAATTAGCAAAATTTGTAGCAGAAGATGCTGCTGTACTATTTAGAAATAAATGAATATCACTTCCAAGACTCGTGTGATAAGTCGCCCAATTTCCTGTTGTATTTACAGCTTTAATCGTTATAAGTCCTGGGCTTATCCCTAAATTATGAGCAACTGTTTGTGTTGTACCGTTACCTGTATAAGTAACGATATCGAAAAATCTTTTTGATTTCCTAAACGTCCAAGAGACATATGTATTAGATGAAGTATTTACTTCAGAATTTGCACCAAGATTATAACCATTAGTATTAAATACATTAATACTACCACCTCCGGCAGCAGAAGCATTCGTTAAATTTGAATATACAAAGAGGTTAACCCCCCTAGTAGTATCTACAATAGGATTGTTTGAAGTTGTATTTCTTGTCTTTGTCCAGACTAATCCTCCATAAGTGGATAAATTAATCCCATTCGTTATACTTCTACTACCTCCCGTACCGGTATATAAAGTTGTACTAAATAAATCTTCTACTATAAGAGAAGAAAGTGTCCCACCTCCATCTGCTGAAAACATGTATTTCTCCTTATAGATAAAGTTGACCAACCACACGACCATACCAATTTATACCATCTGCTGTAAAAGCAAAAATGTCAGCTTTCGAAGCAGTGGAAGTAATAGTTGGTGCAGTAGAAGAAGGCCATCTTACTGAAGCAGCCCAAGTTACAGTTCTAGAACCTGTAGCATCCTGTCTTTGAATCAATAGAAATGATTTACCAGATGTAGCAGTCGGAAATGTATAAGTACAATTACCAGTCAGTGTAAGAATCTGAACAGTACCATTAGCCAAGTCAATCGTGTAAGCCGTCGAAGTATTTGCTATGTTAACCTCTTCAGTATATCCATTATTGATAATCATACTAGAAATCGTCGGAGTATTAATCGTTGGACTTGTTAGTGTCTTAGTAGTCAACGTCTGACTAGAAGAAAGATCAACAAGTTGGACACCATTCCAAGTCAAACCAGTCGTAGCTACAAAATTGATTGTACCTGCATTGTTCGTAGAATCAAAGAGGCCGAGATTCCAAGCAGATGCTGTAGCTGACTTCTGGATATAGAACTTAGGTTTACCAGTTGTATAATCGGACGGTGTAAATTCAAGATAAGTCGTCAGGGTAGTTGCATTACCAAGTGTAATTGTCTTGAGGGCACTAAACGTCTGAGCAAAATCAATAAGACTGAGAGTACCAGACGCATTAGGAATAGTCATGGTACGAGTCGTACCAGTAGTAATACCTGATGCCTCGAAAGCAATCTTCTTAGTATTATCACCATCATCAACGATGAATGTCGTATTGTCGATAAATGAACCGCCAGTAATTACGGGGGATGTCCAAGAAGCCGTAGTCCCATTAGAAGTCAAGACATAACCACTAGTACCAATGGGAAGTCTGGTAGTAGTTCCAACACCATTACCAAGAATAATGTCACCTTCAACAATGGAAAGGTTAGAACCAGTACCACCCTTAACAGATGGGAGAATACCAGATACAGAATTTGTTAGACTAATCTTCGGTCCATTACCAGTTGTACCATCATGAGTATGACCAGTAGTAGAATTAAAGGCTGCTTCAAGAGCGTTAAACTCATTTGCCAGAGGGAGGGCCTTAATGTCCTGACCGGCAATAATATCAGCAGTAGATTGACGTACATAACCAGTCATTTAAAAATCTCCTTAGTCAAATCAAAGTCCTTGTACCTTCAGGGTTAAACTCTACAATAAATCCTTGGATGGTGTGTGGTTCATAGTCACCAGCAGTCGTATAAGTAATCTTCATTGAGTTGAATGCACCTTCGAAAGAATTGGTAATAACGGGATAGATATCACCGTTGTCATAGACAACTCCGGGGGAGTCATAAATCGCACCAGGATCATCGTAGAAAATAATAGAATTCAATGAATCACTAGGATAAGTCATTGGGTTATTCTTATAAGGTGAATTCCAGTTATAAGAGACTTGGACACTCATTGAAAGTGTACCTTCAGGTCTAAAGAAAGTATGAATCTTCCTTGAAGTCTTTTGTGAAAGAACATCTCCGAAGGTCAAATAGGGTGTAGAATATACAGAAATGATAGGAGTCCCATTAAAGGTTCTTCCTGTTTCTTGTACGTACACAGCACCATCATAATCACCATGTATCGTTGTTTCCATATCGTTGATATAATCATTTTCAACTACAGAAGTTCTAATCCCAGAAAGTTCTCCAAACTCCCATCCAGTCTGACCATTAGTAGTTCTAAGACCACCAATCATACCGACACCTAAGGCTGTTGTACTATCACCTGAGATAAAATAAC